GTCAGATGTGTATAAGAGACAGGTTCCAGAAACTGCACTCCAAAATCCCCCACGAAATGCACGTCAAAAATCGCTCAAAAAATTGCGTCAAAATTTGTGCAAAATTTTCGTGCGAAATTGAGTGAAAAAGATTGACAAAATTAGGTTGGTGTGGTATAATATAGATGTAGTCAAGAAAAAGGCTCCAAAATTTGCCAAGTATGAAAGGATAATAAAAAATGAAAAATTATCAAGTTAAATTCAAGGGTTTTAGTGCATTTACTGATACGGTTATTGTGTATGATGTTGCAAGTCGCCAAGAGGCAATACAAGTGGTTAAGGAACATTACGGTTCATCTGTTAAGATTATAAGTGCAAAGATGATTAAAGACTAATAACACAGAGCAACACGGCATAAGCCGTGGTAATGTGGCTATGAGTGGTTGCAAGCCCACCACATAATAATTTAAATGGAGTGTTGATATTATGAGAAAAGAAATTTTTACAGTAAACGGTACAAAAGTTGTATTTACAGAAGTTATTGGAGTTTTTAATGGTGTTGAAGTTAATTTAATTCTTATTCATGCCAAAAATGATATTTATCGTGTCGGTGATTGCATTACAAGCGATTATTGTAGTTTCCCTGAAGATGATGAAGACGCAACATTTATTTGTGAAAACGCCAGCACAACCGAATATTTTACCGTTGAAAACGGCAAGTATATTGTTAATGATTAACGCAGAGTGACAGAGGGTGCAAGCCCTCTGGTAATGCGGCGGCACGGTCACAAGCCCGTTGCAAATAAATGTAAAGAGGTAATAAAAAATGAAATTATGTGAGTTAATGAAGTTATTAAATGACGATTTAACAATTTGGGTATCATTCCATAATATTCAAACAAATGGTTATTATAATAATCAGATAACCGTTGAAAATTTTGGAATGTTGAGTGATGAATATCAGAATGCAAGGGTTGTTTCATTTTGTTATCCGATGTCAAATCTGGTTGTTATAAATTGCGAAATAGATTAAGAGGTGCAAAATAAATGATTTATGGTTGTAGAAACGTAATATTACATATAAAGGCGGACGTTATAAATTTAGGCGTTTGCGAAACTCAATTTTTAGAGTATGTTGTAACACAATTTTATCATTATTTGAATATGCAAGATATAAGGTTAGTTGTTGCCCTGTATGATGTGATATTTAAATATATAAATACCATTCGCAAAGGTCGTGAAATTATCAAGTATATTGATAACGACTGTAAAGAAAAAGGCATTGAAATTTTTTAAAGGCAATCTATTCAAAAGTTTATAAATAGAAAAGAGGTGTTAAAAATGGATTTTTACGATTTAGCATATATTACAGACGGGGATTGCAAAATTGACGTTGAATTTATCAATTTTAATGATACGAAAATTCAACATTTAACGGATTTAACTTTTTCTGATATTCTTAAATTAGGCCATAATTACATTCACGCCCGTGTTGGCTGGTTTAATGTTCCGTGTAAAGATAAAATATTTGTATCATGTATATTAGACTAAGCGCAAAAATGCCCCGTAAACACGGGGCATTTTATTATATAATGTCTGATATATGCAGAACGTGGGGGAGTATTCTTAATTTTTCGTAACTTTGCGAAATTCCATAAACGCAACATTCAAGCGAATTATCTGTATTATTTACGTACAGTTTGCCAAACAATGTTTTATCATTGCCCCCACTGGTTGAATTTTCTTTTCCGATGCACACCATGTTGACTACAGGATTAAAAATGTTCGGATATGTATTTTGAGCCACGGGGAGCAAACCCCAATTTCCAGCCGTTGTGTTAAGTGTTGTGAATGCAACATTTATATTTAACGGCGCAATGTCTGTTAATGTCATGTATGCCGTGTCAACTTCTACATTCAGCCCATCGCACATTTGGGTATAAGTAACATTGTTATTTTGCCCCAGCGCATTTGCTGTTATAGGTACAACGGGATGTGTTGATGTAAAAGACTGATAAATCATGTTACCAATAGCCGTTGACCCTATTGCATTTGGGTGCACCCCACCACTGTCATAATGCCCCGTAAAGTGCATAAGGTTATAAATCGGGTGATAAATGTAACCTATATTTTCCAACTGTGCATAATATTGATAGGCTGTTTTAATCCTAACACGTGTGGTATAATTTAAATCGTTTCCCACCGCAAATAGGTGAATTCCAGCGTTTGGGAAATTTTGATGAACAATGTTCAAAAGTTTGGTTGCTTCAACCGTTATTTCTGTTGTCTGCCCGTAATCGTTATGACCGCCCACAATGACAAATTTTGTAATCTTTTTCTTGTCTTTTACCCTGTCAAGGTTTTGGTTGAGTATATCAACCCACTTTACACCCTGCGTAAATCCAGACCCACGCACGCAAAAATTATAATACTGGTCTGATGTGAGTTTTGCAAGATTTTTGAAAATTGCAAGCCATGAAGTATTTTCATCGGGATAAAATGCGTAACTGTCACCAATAAAAATAAAGTTATCGGTTTTAAAATTTGTTTGTAATGGTGTTACCTCATTAACAACGATTTTTGCAAATTCTCCACTGTTAATTAAATCATTGATTGCAGTATCAACCATTTGCTGTACGTTTAAATCGTTGAAATATTTATCAACGTAAGTTTTGAGAGTTGTCATATTTTCGGCTGTCATGTTGGACTGTTTGATTACTTCGTTTAATTTTGCCGTTACTTTGCAAAGGCATTCATAATACGATAGTGTATCGTCATACACTAAGGGCAAAATTTGAGCGCAAAAATAATTAAATGGATTTATCATAATATCACACCTCTCAATATATTTTCATAAATAGGTCGGTTATTTCGGGGTCGTTCAGTATCTGCATATCAATGTTAGTAATCGCTTCACGATATTCATTTATTAACTGCGAATATGTTCGACTGCCATTTAAACCCGTTCGGGTCATTGAATAGGTTTCTGAATTATTTCCAGTTTTAGCATTTTCGGTGGACGTTGACCCAACTGTTTTTCCGTCTCCCGTTGTTGCCATAGTAGTATTAACAGTGTCTGCATTTTCGGTTGTATTAACGGTTTTATCCGTTGTTGTTATTGTGGTATCGTTAGTGCCACTGTTCGTTATATTTGTTGTTGATGTGTTTGTTGTACTGCCGTCAACGGTTGTCGTTGTTTTTGATGTTCCCCTTTGTTCGTTTAAATTTGTGCCATAATCAAGATTATTATAATTAGCCTGTGGTAAATCACTTGACAGCGTGTTATTTGTTGTATTTCCGTCTGTTGTTGTGGTGCTAACATCTGTGCCACTGCCGTTCACAGTTGTTGACCCATTTTCAGTGGTTTCACCCGTTGTAACATTTTTACCGTCAAAATTTATAATGTTTGTTCCTGTGAAATTATCTGTATTTGTTCCTGTGTTATTTGATTTGTATTCATTGGTTATTGTACTGTTGTTATTTCCGCTGTCATTTTCTGTAAATTCGCCGTTTTTGGTGTAGCTCTCTGTTAAATTGATATCGTTCAAGAAATTATAATCAATGTTAACTGTTTTGTACAACTCATTGTAATACGGCATGATTTCATTTAATGTATTGCGCAAATACATTTTCCATAGCCCTACAGTTTCAAATGCAATTTCCTTGTTAAAAAAGTGATATAAAAATTTAGTTTCAAATGTTATCTTTTTGTTAATGTCGTAAAACGGATAAGGAAAATCAAAAATTGATATTGTAGCCGCTTCGATACGGTCATGTAAATTTTTGTACTCCTGCCCGTCCGTTGCCATAAAGATTATATTTTTTAGGCTGGTTGTGTATTTACTCACCGTTTTCACCGTCCTTTTGGTCTATCGGGTTTTCATCTAATGCCATAGTATTAGCGTTGACAGCCATTTGTAAAAATTCAAGGTTTACCGATACGCTAATATTTGTACCAAACATTTTGTTGATTTTTTCAACGGCTCTTTCCCGTTCACAAAGTTGAGTATTTTGGTTAGCCTCAATTTCCGAAAAAGATATTAACGCTTCCTGCGCCACTAAACGTTCTCTTTTAATCTGTGAAACTGGCACACCCAAATATGACAAACATTCATTATAAATTTTTTCTTTTTCTGTCTGCATATCGGGAAATACGGTTGGCGCACCTGTGTTAATAACGTTAATACCGTCAATGTTTAGTGTATTATCACCAAAAATAACGGGCATATTTCCTTGATACTGCTCGTAAAGATTTTTTAATGTTAATTTTTGTTTTTCGTTGCACGTGATTATGCACGGTGTTTTTAGTGCATTTATATTGGTCATAATTGCGCCGTCAATATTTGCCAATTTTCGGGCATAAATTATAATCGTATTTATTGTAGGTGTCATTAACGTATTATTAAAAATTAAAACGCTGTCTTTGTTAGTTCGTGTTGCTGTGTACCCATTGACCGCAAACGGACGGCGTGTTACTGGAATACCGTATATATCAAAATCGCCTGCAAGTGTGCAAGCTAACGCCGCATTACCAATAACATCATCGTTAAAATACAAGCAATAGCCACGGCTAAATAGTTGTAATTCTATAAAACGTTCTGAAACTGTATCTGGCAAATTATCCCACTTAAAAATGTTCATTGCAATATTTTGCAAGCGTGTGAAATAATCATTAAATAAAACGGTATTTGTTATTGTTGACTGATTTGGTTTAAGTTTATAACCATTTTTAGCCATTTATATTCACCTCACAAAATAGAATTATCAAGGGTATAATCACCGATATAATCACCATGCCAAAATGTAATCCCATTATTATAAATAGTTTTGATATTTGCAAGGTCATTAAATGGAATGTTACCAGTAATATTACAGCCCTCTGTTTTTACATAATTCCATGATTTACGCCCTGTTATGTTTGGGATTTTAAATTGTTTTGTCATGTAACCGTAATATGTAAAATAATCGTCAATTATTTTTGCATATTCGGAGCGGATAGATTTATAGTTTGCACAGAAAATTTTTCGTTGTAGTGCCGCCCCGATATCAACGGTGCTATTTCCTGCAATTTGTGGTGGCATTGCTTTTGCCCGATTTGACTGTGCTATCCATGTTGCAATGTCAAAAGCGGTATTGCTAACATCGGGTGCAATATCCAATCCAATACTTAAAGCCGTTTGTCCTGCTGTCATTTTTGGCGTATCAGTTTGTTTTGTTTTTTGCTTACCCGTTTTTAATGCTTTTCCTACAGGATTTATAAACGTTCCTGCAATATCTGAACCAATGCCAATTACTGACGTTGTTATATTTCCTGCACGGTTAATAATACCGTCCGTGCCGATTTGTGCCAAATATGCCTTGTAGGCGTCAATGTTATAACTACATTGGGGATATCCCGAAATTGATAATTTTTCATCATAATTTAAAACGTCACTCGGCACTAAATATCCCATTGGAATTTCAAAACATATAGGATTTGGAGACATAGTACAATATATGTTAAATGTGCATGACAGCGTGTTAAAATACTCAAAATGTATCTCGGCATAATTGCTATCACCTGTTGACATAACCATAAAATTATATGGATATGTATATAGCTTGTTGTTTTTCGGGATATAACCCTCAAAAACGCCCGTTACATCATATTTTGGTAATAGCCATGTATATGGTGCAATTTTGCTTTGGTCATCTGTTCCAATAACCTTTGCAAAATATTTGGGCATCATAAATATTGATACAATGGCATTTATATTATCAGGATTTTTATCCAAAATAGTTTTGATATAATTGTTAGCCGCTGTTGCTGTGGAAAACGAATTAAATGCTACACCACTATATACATTACCGTATAATGCACCTGTTACGGGTGCGCCGTTAATATCAACAGTTGACGCAATAACAATAGATAAATCTGTTAATTCATCATTTGTTGGTATTGTTTGATTATATGTGATATAATCTCCTGTTGCTAAATTTTCCTCAATTAGATTATTTCCTATTGTATCATCATTTGTATGTTCACGTACAACAAAACATTTGCGCATCGTATAATCAAAATACCACGTCTGCATAACATCTAATTGTACAGTGATAATTGACATATTTATATTAACAAACTGGATATCAGTTATAAAACCGTAAAAATACTTTGTGCCAAAATTCTTATTTTGCCATATCACATAATTACAATTATATAAATTTTCTTGATTTAGCGGTATGCGTATTTGATTATTAACTGATATCGGCGTTAAATCTGTAAACGGATAAACGACTTTATTTCTGAAAAAATTATGCTGGTCTGTTTCATTTGCAAATGTGTATGTATTTTGATAGGTATTATCTAATGCAACACCACGACAAATACCTAAAAACGTTATCGGTGTTAATGTAGTTAAATCCATGTTATCACCTCATTATTTAAAACGGATGTTATCAATACCGTTGTTATTTAATATATCATTGTCCGTTAAAATATCTGTATAATATGCTATACGATATATTTTATAAGCCCCGTTTGCATACAATTTTCCACCTCTTAAAATTTGTTCCACGTGGAACATTTTCCACGTGGAACATTATTTTTACTGTACAGTGACCGTCGCTGTAGCTGATTTTGTGGGGTCAAAAATAGAAGTTGCTGTTACGGTCAATTCGGTTGCGGTTTCAGCTGTGGAAACTGTGAGTGTACCGTCTGCCGATATTACAGCATTTACGCCGTCACCGCTGACTTCCCATTTCACGCTACTGTCTGCAAAACCTGTTGACTGGATAACAGCGGTAAATTTTACGCTATTACCCTTGACAACTGTTGCTGTATTTGGCGATATTGCGATTGATGTAATCGCTGGCGTTTCTGTGGTAAACAGAATTGCATTACAGAATGGCGATGTACTGAATGTTTTCCAGTTATGGTAATAGTACGTCCAGTACAGACCTACGGGCGAAAAGATATCGGACATAAAAATGTTGTTGTCAAAAATCATAAAATAATTTTTGTCAACCATTACGCCAACAACGCTATTTAATCTCTGCATTTCCGCTGGTGTAATAGGTGTGTAATCGGAATTTTCAGCAAACACCATCGCAAGGCGTTCATTATCCAGAATGCCAAAACCGTCAACGCCAATCTGTCTGCCTAAAAGTTCTGCCTTTGTCATATTAAATGACAGCGCCAGCACTTCAACGTCCATAATAGCGTTGAAATTTGTGGGTATAATCATATACATTTCTGACAGCTCGGTATTTGTGCGGACGTGTGCATGGTTAAATTCATCGGAAATATAACGAATTTTCATTCCGTAATCAACCATTGTTGCCGCAACTGCCCTTGCGTTGCCTGTTGTGGGCTGTGGTACGTTAACTGCATACATCTGTCCAGCCAGTATATTTCGGGCAAGCATATATTTCATGACGATAAATTCATCATAATTTGCACCCGTGTAAACCTGCTGAATAATGCGGCTGATAAGTTCGTTTACACCCTCAAAACTTAGAAAAGCCTGTCGGAGCTGTGCTTCACTAACCGTTGTGGGATAAAATTTCTGAAAATTCATGGAATGAAAAACAGATTTAACATCAGGGATATAACGCTTAAAATCTGTGTTTTCAGTTTTTGCAGGGTTATATGTGTAGGGTTCAGCCATGGAAACGAAAATTTCTTCAATGGTTTCGCCGTATTCCATAATACCACGTTTGAAAACGCTCCATGGATTTTCATACATTTTTGATGTAATAATTACTCGTCCAATACGGTTAATTAACGCACCCAAAAATGCGTTAGAATTTCCTTGGAAATTTATAATTGCATTTCCAAAATCTTTAAGGCTCTGAACATCTCCGCTGTGTACAACGGGCATATCATTCAACCCAGCATTAACCGCAAGACTGTTCAGCATATCAGCTGTATTGATTTCTGAAATTGATTTTGTTTTACGGGGTATAGAAGGCATTTTAAATCACTCCTTTTTATTAGTAAAGAATATCCTCAATATTTTTGATTTCATCGTCATTATTAACGATTTCAACTTCGGCATTATTTTCTGTATCTGATTTATCAGTGTTACCGCTGAAAAAACGATTGATATAATCAGAATGCAGTTTGTCATATTTTTCTTTCCACTCTCCGCCGTCTGATTTACTTCTGATATCTTCAATTTCTTCACGCTCCTTTTTTAGCTCTTCAATTACTGCCGCCTGTTCATCGCTGGCAGTTTCGGGGATAAGTTTCCCAATGCGTTCTGCAAATTCCTCAGTTGTAAACATATTACCACCACCTTTTTAAATAGTATATTAGTTTTGATTTTTTTGGTAACGGTACGGGTACAATATTTTTTAAATAATCATACCAATAACGGGCTTGTGTTGCACGGGCTGGCTGGTTAATATTTGTGGGGTGTTCATAGTACCACAAAAAATAATTAGCCAATATTTCGGGTGTTTCTGTGGAATGTGCAAACGCCATAAATGTTATGGGTGGGTCAACAATAGGTGCGTTTGGATTTCTAAACCACTGTTCATTATTGTTTATTTCCCACGTTATGCGGTCTAATTCTCGGTCAGGATTTTCCCAGTTATCACCAGCCCAGTTGATATATTTTGTTGCTGGTGTCCATTGGGTCAACCCGTAACCCTTTGTATAATCGACCGTTAAATTTTCCCATATAGTGGGATTTATGGTACTTTCCGTTTGCATATTTCCCAACATGGCGGCGGTTGCATTTAGAGTATAACCCTTTGATTTAAAATTTGCCCAAATAATTTTTGCATTATTTTGCATATCGGCTAACCCTAAATATGCGTTGCTTGCAACCCACGCCATGTTTACACCTCTTTCGCATTGTTCCACGTGGAACATTCACCCTATAATAATTATACAATGTTTATAGCATTTTTGCAATAATTTTCTGCAAATTGTAATTGTAAACAAATTATGAAAATTTACTAAAATTACAGTAATTTATACAATGTTGGGTATGTCTTAATTTTAGTTTCCATGCTCACAAATTTCAGTGATGAAAATTTCATATTTTTAGCGATGAATTTTGCAACGTAATCTTGCTTAATCAACAACACTGTATCGGCGGTCATATCTTTAATATTTATTGCATATCGTTTTGCACAATGTTCTTGCCATTTATCCGAAATAATAATGTAGTTGGTTATGCGGTCGTGATACATTCCAAAATTTTGTCCGTCAATTCGTATAGTACAAATATACATATTTTTATTATGTAATTTTGAAATAAAATCGGTTTCGTTTTGGTCTGAATATTCGCCTGCATTCGCATAACTTCCGTAATCGGAATTAGCTATCATTTGCGAAAATTTAGAACTATTTTTCTTTTCCGCTAATTCCTGCGATATATCTGCATTGTAAAATACAACGTTACCATTATGGTAAATTTCACCTTTTGCAACTCTCGGTATATTAAATGCGTTGTGCATATGATACGGGTTATAAAAATTGGTATTGTTACCCATCATAAAACAAATAACTTTATCTGTATCACGGTCAATAGTGTGATAAATATTTAATAATAGGTCGGGTTCATGCCAACCGTTTATATAACCTGTGTTATTTTCCAATGTGTATTCATCAAAAAATATGTATTTTACATTTTGAAATGAACGGCGTTTTAATGCTTTCATTTCTGTTAATGCAAAACAGTAGCAAAATACTTCACCATTTATATATCCGTTTTCTTTATCAAACGTAATTTCATATTTTCCAAATTCATTTGTTATTACCTTGTCTAATGCTTTTTCTAAAACGCCGTTTTTCTTCTCAATTTGTGTTCGACATAGATATACAAATTCTTGTTTAATCTCGATACATTTTTTAATCATATATTTTAATGTACCATATGATTTACCTATTGACCGCACACCATTAACCAAAATAAAATTGGCGTTGTATGTCAATAACGGATTTATTTCAAAATACATTTAGCATCAACCTTTCAAAAAATAATAGGACTACAAAACAAATACGCCGCCGTTACCAATGGGAATAATCACGGCGCAACTCAATGCGTGGTTCCCGTGACTAACAATCGTATTTTAATATTGTAGTCCTACTATATAATAGTATATCATATAAATTTACGTTTGTCAACCCTTTGTTATTGTAAAAGTTGTTTTTTCGGGTATCTGCCCCCCTGCTACATGGATAAAACGTAACTTACCACCGTATGTTGCACCCTCTTCAAAATTTTCATATGTTACTTCTTCATAACACGTTTTCGGCATTCCTGCACACGTGATATTTAATTTTCCATCAATTTCTTCAATATACGTTTTCTGACGAATAAATTTTGCTCTTGTAAATTTGCTTTCAATTTTCCATGCCCCTAACTCCACGTCATCTATTTGCAAACCCTCTGGAATTTCTGTTCCCTCTAAATGCAAACTGTCTGTATCAGCATAAATAAAACGGTCAGAAACCATTTGCGCTGATGTAATTGTTTTATAACGGGCGTATGCTGTACAAAATGTTGCAACGGGTATATAAATACTGTTTCTTGTGGTCGGCTTTTCGTTTTTATATTTTACTATACCATTTTCCAATACAGGATATTTACTACATATATTCGGATTTAAACCGAATTTTCCATATAAGGCATTTTGCATTAGTTTCGCTATAGTTCGCAATCCTTTATTTCCGTCAATAGTTGCTTGACGTTTTATTGCATACCATTTATCAATATAATCTTTAAATAATTTATCAGTTGACCTAAATTTCCAACCGCCTAAATATTCAACATTATATAAATCATATTGTTGTTTAATCAATTCTAAATCAACGTTTGTTAATGTCATTTCAATTATTTCATCATTACTACTACTTAAATATTCAGTGCTAATAAACATCAAATTATGCTTTAATTGAATGCACGGTATATGACCCTCTTTTAACTCAAATTGGCAACGTATTTTTTGGATATATACGTTAAATAATTCATCGGGCTGATATTCACCGTCAAAATGTATGCCCGTACCATATGGTAATTTTTGTGTATATAATACATATGGGTATAGACTGTTGACATCTAATACTATGCCCTCTTTAACTTGTTTGCTTTTATATTTTGGATTTAAATATGTAAATCCGCCTTTATATGATTTTCTGATATCTGCGTCAATGTCATAATCAATTATTGGAAAATATCTTTTGAAATTTTTTGCGCCTAAAATTTTCTTATAATCTGCAAGGGCATTTGAACCCTGTGTTTGTTTACGCAAATTTTGTTCAAATAATGATTTTAAAGATTTTGCAACAATTACAACATCGTTTTGTATGTATTCTATTTCTTCTTGCGTTAATTCATGCCCTTGTTGTCGGTCTACATCATAGTCAATATGCAATTTTGATATTGGCAATCCGAACGCTTTTGACATTGCGTCAACACTCAATGGAATAATTTTCAAACTGTCAATTATTTTAACTGATATTAAATCCCCCTTTGCGTCCACATCAAAGCCAATTTCCATACTATAAAATTGTCCAGTATCTGACATTAAAATATTAAAACTGAATTGTTTTAATTTCTTGCGGTCATGTACGTATTTATAACCGTGGGTCAACAAATAATATATTATAAATTCCCCGTCAAATTTCAAATTATGAAAATAATACGTACCTTGATTTTGTTGCATAAATTTAAATAAAAATTCAATATCATTTCCATAACTAAATTTCTCGGTTTCAATTTCACACAATGCAACAGCCCAAACCCTACAGTCATTAGGATTTGTTATCGTTTCAAAATCTGCTGTATATGCTTGCATTGCAATCACTCCGCTTTTATTTTATACCATTTTTCCGCTAATTTGTCAAATAATTGGTCTGGTGCTAATGTTAAATCATATGTGAACTCAATAGTCATGTCAAAATCTTGATAAAATTGGTGTACAACTTCATCAGCACCAAGATTTTCTAAATGGTCAACTAATGCATCAACCTTTTCAGTTTGACCGTATAATCTATAAATTGACTGGATATAATTTTTTAAATATAACTCTTGCTTGTCCTTGTAATATTCACCCGTCAAACGTTTTTGCAACATTGCCAAATATCTCTGATATTCCGAATAACCTCTCTTTTTAAAATCAAATTTTGGTACGGGTCGTTCTTCTTCTTCTGCTCTCGTTGTAATCTTTTTTGAACCTGCTTTCATACGCTCCAAATATTTTTTGTGTTCATATTCAGCTTTTTGTTGTAAATTTCTGATTTGCTGTATTTCCCATTTTGTAACGGCTAAACCTTTTTCAGATACCTTAACCTCTTCTGCTCCACGTTTCAAAAATGCTTGCGCACGTTTAATTTGTCTGTTAAATTCTGCTCTTGTTTGAATTTCTTTTTTTAAATCCTTTACGCTTAACCTTTCGGGCATAAATGCTTCTAAATTTTTGCCCTGCTTTTCTATACGTGATAACTTAGCGTTAAATGCTTTTACTGTTTTATTCAAAATTGCTTTGGTTTTTTTATCCCATCTTATACCAACTATTGACGGTGTATTTTCAACCGCCTTTTCAGTCTGTTCAATGGCTTGATTTACTGTATTTTTGACATTCCTATTTGACCGCTGATTTTTACGCTTTCCACGTTTCGCCATATTTCTTCATCGCCTTTCGATATACAAAATCCTCTGGTTTCGATTTTTGGGTACAACATAAACGCTGTAAATAAATCGTCAACAAAAATATCGGATTTTAATTTTTTGGATAACGTTTCTCGTAACTCCAAATTATACGTGTCTATGCGATGTATAAATTTTGATACGTGTAATTTAGATGTAAAATAAAACTTGTACCCGTCTATTTCATAATAATACGGGGACTTAAGTAAATTCCCGTAAAACACGCCGTTTCTTGACATCATATTATATCACTTCCTTTTGATAAAATAACGGCGGCGCTGATAACGCCGCCGTGAGTTACGGGATTATAAGAGAGTTTTTTAAATTTAGCTATATGAGGCTAACGAAATTATTTAGGACATCGGAACCACCCTCTTTCATAGCCGCTATTACTTTTCAATAGTAAAGGTCAGAATGTTGTTAGTACCCTTGTGCACCTGTTTAGGCTTAATTGTAATAGGCTCGTCCCAATTATCGGGCGTGCCGAAAATGTCAAACATTTTGCGGAGTGCATTGAAAAAACCAAATGAACAAGCAACAAAACTTTCGCCCTTTGTATCAAAAATAATGGTTCGGGGAACATTTGTTATCTCGCCTGTTTCCTCATTGGTAAGTTCAACCATTTCAACGTAAACATCCTTAATAGTAATAGGCTCGTTCACATGGTCAGAAATACGGTTGGTACAATTTGACACTGCATTAAACAGCTGGGTTTTTTCCTCTTTTGTTGCACACATAAGAGTTGTAAAACAATCGGTGTGCTGTCCTGCAATTACAAGCTCATTCATCGTTGTTATTCCTCACTTTCAGTAGCGTTGATAATAGGGGCGAACTCGGTTTCAATAACCTTACCGTGTTCAATGATAACATCGGGGCTGATTTCGTACCTCTGTTCAAAGGTCTTAACCATAAGAATAACAATGCTGTCAACGTCCTTTATAACAGCTTTTAGTCTCTTGCTGGCTTTGGTAAGTGATACCCTTTCACCTGCGTAAATAATAGGTTCATTCTCTGTAAACTTGCCATTTTTTACTGTGCCATAGTTTACCTGTGTGTTGGTCATTTTAACAACCATGTTCTTTATTCTCCTTTGTAATGTTTTTCGTACTCTTTTTGAGTACATTATTAGTATAGCATATAATTTCAGAAAATGCAAGTGTTTTTTCTAAAATTCATAATTTGTTTACATTTGTCACTATTGCATTTTGAATGCCAATTTGATACAATTTAAGAGAGGTGAAATATTTTGAAATGCTTTATAAAATCTTATGAAAATTTGCGTGAGTTTATTGAGTATGATTTATATTATTTTAATAGTACATATCATAACTACTTAAACGGTTACAAAACGGAACAAGAATTTAATAAGTATAATTATGCTATGACAAAAATACTAAATGTGTATGCGTCCATATTTCCTGAATATTATTTTAAAATCGTTCTTAACAAAACATTCAACGACTTTGAAGTTGAAGTATGGCGCACAAAGACTATTTTCAAACCTGCTAAAATAATTGATACTATAAAATAAAAATTGTTCCACGTGGAACAAAATAACGGGAGCGTGTTCACGCTCCCGTTTTATTTATGGTATGTTCATTTTATAAACCTTTGCATATGTTATTAAATGGTTACGAATATCACACGCACATTCACCCGTAATTATTTTCATATCATATGCGAACATAGTCAATATATTATCTAACGTTATAAAATATTGTTTAGCAACTTTTTTGTAATGGTGCATGACAGCTAATAAATACGTTTCAACACACGTCCTAAATGTTGGGTATTTATCCATTAACTTTAGTATTTCATTCATCGTCCTTATTCTCCTCTTCTTCGCTCAAATCTACAAAAAATACCCGTTCTCCTAAAAAATGAGTTGTCACAACATCGCATAAAATCATTGGCAAAATAGCGATTAAACTACTGATAAAAATTACCTGTAAAACATCGAACATTTCTTTTCACTCCCTAACTAATCTTATTAGCATTTTATCAAATGTAAAATTACACTCATTAAACCATTTAGATTTATTAACCAATATTTCAACTTGTTTATCGTTTGTGGGCAATTCGTCCGTTGTCGGTGTGAAAAAATATTCTGCATGATGTGGGCTATCATAAAAAACAACCTGTTGCAAAATACCCTTGCTTATATCATTAGCACGCACATCAATATAATACACGTCAGAAAAATCACGAAAACGGTCAACATCATTATAAACATAATGTTTGTTAAAACTCATGTTATAACGGTTCAAAATGCCTAACAATGTAATTTTATCTTTTTGATAACGCATTTGATTGATAAACTTGTTATAACTCTCATTTGTGTAAATATAACGCTTTGTAAAATGTGACTGTAAATAACTTGCGGCGGCGCTGGCACTGGCAATATCTTTAAATACAAATGTCATACTGTCAGCGTGCGAAAACACTGTGTAAAATTTGCTTTTGATTTTTGGCATTGTTTTTCTCTCCTTTAAAATTATTATGGTTTTATTCCATGATATAATTATACCACACCAACCTAATTTTGTCAATCTTTTTCACTCAATTTCGCACGAAAATTTTGCACAAATTTTGACGCAATTTTTTGAGCGATTTTTGACGTGCATTTCGTGGGGGATTTTGGAGTGCAGTTTCTGGAACCTGTCTCTTATACACATCTGAC